CTTATTACCGAATCCGGCAACTATATTGAAATTTCCGTGGTCACCCCGCAAGACATCAACTCGCAAGTCTTGCTGCTTGAGGATGGCGACTTTCTCATTACCGAATCCGATGAATACATTGAAGTTTTAGCTGGAACTACGCAGGGTGCAGACCCGCAAGTTATGCTGCGCTGGTCGGACGACGGCGGCCACACTTGGTCGAACGAGCATTGGGTGTCTATCGGCAGGATCGGCGGCTACGGCCAGCGCGCCATCTGGCGCCGCTTGGGCATGACGATGAAACTTCGCGACCGCGTGTACGAGGTGTCTGGCACTGACCCGGTCAAGCTGGTTATCATTGACGCCGAACTGATGTTGAGCGGCACCAATGCCTAACGCCGTCAACATCACCAACATCACGCCGCCGCGTGTGCAGTTGGTTGACCCGAACACAGGGTTGGTCAGCCGTGAGTGGTTCAGGTTTTTCCAAAGCCTGTTTCAGTTGACCGGCAACGGCCAGAACGACTTCACGCTGCAAGACTTGCAGATCGGCCCTGACAGCGACGCTGCGTCGCTGGCGGCTGTGTTGCAGACCGAAATCCAGAACCTGTCCGTGTCGCCGCCGTACACGCCGCAGTTGGTTCGCCATCGCTACGGTTCGTTCTACGACACCACCACGCAGACCGCAGCGGCTATTAACACCGCCTACGCCATGACATTCAACACGGTTGATTTGTCGGTTGGTGTCACCCGCGGCACACCTACGTCGCGTATCTACGTTGATACGCTGAACGTATATAACGTGCAATTTTCCGCGCAAGTTGATAAAACAGCCGGCGGCGTCGGGTTCGTCTGGATTTGGCTGCGTAAGAATGGTGTAAACGTGCCGGACAGCGCCGGCCAAATCCGCATACAAGGCAACAACGCAGAAGTTCTTGCGGCGTGGAATTACATCATTCAGTTGAACGCGGGGGATTATATCGAACTGATGTGGGAAGTGGACAACACATCGGTTATCCTTCTGGCAGAAGCTGCGTCCGCCGTGCATCCGTCCATTCCTTCGATCATCCTTACCGTGACCAACAACATCAGCTCAGATGGGAGCTACTAAATGGCCGTCCTTTCCCCTTCGCCCAAAGCGCAGTTTCTGGACGCTTCCGGCGCGCCGCTGGTCGGCGGTAAGGTCTACACCTACGCCGCCGGCACAACCACACCGGTGGCGACCTATACCACCAGCACTGGCAATGTGGCCAACACCAACCCGGTGATCTTGGACTCCCGCGGCGAGGCCAACATCTGGTACAGCAACGGCACCTCGTACAAGGTCGTGCTGACCGATTCGGCTAACGCCACGATTTGGACAGTAGACAACATCGTCACGATTGGGTCGCTGGCGTTCCAGAACGCCGACGCGGTAGCCATCACCGGCGGCACCATCGGGTCGGGCGTGACGTTCAACGGCAACACCACCGGCACTGCATCCAACGTCACTGGCGTCGTCGCGGTGGTCAACGGCGGCACGGGTTCGACCACGGCGGCCAACGCGCGCACCGCCTTGGGGGCAGCCAAGTCGGGCGCCAACGACGACATCACGGCGCTGGATCAAGACGTGGTGCTTGTGGCCGCTGGCACGATTGGCGCGACCAGCATCGGCTACCGCGGTGCGCCGCAGAACGCCCAAACGGCAGCCTACCAACTGGCGCTGACCGACAACGGCAAGCACATCTCGATCACCACCGGCGGCATCACGATCCCGGCCAACAGCGCAGCGGCGTTCCCGATTGGTGCGACGGTTGTCATCTACAACAACAGCGGCAGCAGCCAGAGCATCGGCATCACGACCGACACACTGCGGCAGGCTGGCACGACCAACACCGGCACGCGGACGCTGGCCAACTATGGCCTGGCGACGTGCGTCAAGGTGGACACGACTGTGTGGGCCATCACCGGCGCAGGGCTGTCCTGATGAGCGGCGCGGTGCTGTCCTTGCTGGGTACGTCGGGTGGGGCGGCGTCTGCCGTGACCATCACGGTTGATCCCGCAACGATCACGGGCATCAACATCGGCCTTACCGCGTCGGCGCAGTATCAGCTTAACAGCAGCGGCAATGCGTTTCAGATCGTCAACGGCGGTGGTGCTACACTGTTGTACGCTTGGTGCGTCCCGGCGTCGCAGGCGGCCAACTACGAAGTGTACGCCAGTCTGGTGTCAGGGTCGTTGAGCGGCGGCAGTTCAGCCACCGACACTTGGCTGGCGCTGACATCGACACGCAATTGGCTGGTCAGCACCACCACACTTCAGTACGCAACGCTGAATGTTGGTATCCGGCGTATCGGCACCACCACCATTTTGGCGGCGGCTGACATCGAACTAGCCGCCGAAGCAGTATAAGGATAGGCCATGTCTGTTACCGCCAAAGCCCTGATCCCGGCCAAGGTCGCCGAAGATACGCAGTCCACGCAGTACACTGCGACCAACGTGACGACGATCATCGACAAGTTCACGGCCACCAACTACGGCGCGTCCGCTGCGTCGATCAGCGTCAACCTGGTGACGGCAGCCGACACTTCTGGCACGCAGAACCTGATCGTGAAGACCAAGACGCTCCAGCCGTCCGAAACCTACACGTTCCCGGAACTGGTGGGCCACGTCCTGAACCCGAACGGGTTTATCTCGACGTTGGCGTCCGCGCCGCTGACGATCAACATCCGCGCGTCGGGACGTGAGATTAGCTGATGTTGACGCGCAGCTTTGATGTAAACGCTATCAACGCTGCGGCGAACCGTCCCGACGTGCGCCCGTTTATCGGCCCCGCGTCGCTGGGCGAACTGGATTTCGAGGACGCCGTCACCGACTACAACAACTGGTTTCTGATGGGCGAACACGGCGGCTTTGTCTTGGTCTGGAGTGCGCCGGGCGTTTACGAAGTCCACGTTTTCATTGCCACCGAAGGCCGCGGCAAGTGGGCCGCCCAGGCTTGGATAGCAGCGCGGGAGTACGCCGCGCAAAATGGGGCCAAGATGCTGTGGGCGCGGATTGCGCCTACCGCCAAGTTTGTGTCAATGTTTGCCCGCCGTGGGGGTATGAAGCCCACTTATGAGATGTTATACACGCTAGGGTCTGCCTACGACGTGTACAAGATGGAGTTGTAACCATGCCTCCCGCAATCATCGCAGCCGCCGTTGGCGCAGCAGGGGCCGTTGGCGGCGGTCTAATCGCCGCCGGCGGCGCCAAGAAGGCTGGGCGCGCGCAAGCGGAGGCCGCCGAAAAGGCTCAGTTGGCGCAGGAACGGATGTTCCAAGAGCAGAAGGCTCTGCAAGAACCATTCCGCCAAGCTGGCCTTACCGCGCAAGAGCAGATCATGCAGTTGCTGGGGATCGGCGGCGACGCATCAGCGGAAGGCTACGGCAGTCTGGCCAAGCCGTTTAGCCAGACTGATTTTGAGCAAGACCCAGGCTACGCTTTCCGCCAAGCGGAAGGTATGCGTGCGCTGGAGCGCAGCGCGTCGGCGCGCGGCAATCTGCTGTCAGGCGGCACGCTGCGCGGCATCCAGCGGTTCGGGCAGGACTTGGCCAGCCAAGAGTATGGCAACGCCTTTAATCGTTACCAGATCGAACGCAACGCGCGCCTGAACCCGCTTCAGTCGCTGATGGGTTCTGGTCAGTCTGCAACCAACGTGCTGACCGGCGCTGCGGGTCAGGCCGGGCAGAATGAAGCCGCTAACATTTATAACGCCGGTCAGGCCCGCGCATCTAGCTACATCGGTCAGGCTAACGCGCTGGGCGGCGCACTCGGCAGCATCGGTCAGGCAGCGGCGTCGTTCCCGCTGATGCAGGCGCAGATGAACTATCTTAATCAAGGAGCGCCGGGGGGCTTTGGCGGTACGGCGAACAATATGTCGCGCATCCCGCGGGGCGCGTACAGCGGCATCGGCGGCTAATTAAGGACGGACAATGGCCAATCAAGCAATCGCCCTTCAAGCCCGCGCACCGCAAGGCAACTTCTTGGCGCCTGCGATCCAGCAGGGCGCGCAGTTCATCAACATGATGTCGCAGCAGCGTGCTGCTGAACGCCAAGCGGCGATAGCGCAGCAGTCGATGGAAATTCAGCGTGAGGCTGAAAAGCGGGCCGCGGCAGGCGAAACGCGGGCGGTTGCTAAGGCCGCGCTGGAAAGGGAAGCCGACATCTATGTCAAATACCGCCGCGAGGCGCCTATAGTGGCTGAAGGTGGCCCGGCTGCATACGCAAGCTATTTGCAAAGGATGTCAGTCGACAATCCTGAAGGCGCGGCTAGGCTTTCGCAAGCAATGCCTGTTGATAAATTTGACAAAGACACCTTCACGCGCATGATTATGACCGCAGACGATTACGCTGCCGCGCGGTACGGAAAGGCCATCACTAAAGAATTTATCACGCCCGAAGGCGACGTTATGGGCGCTAACATCTCAGGCTTTCCCGGCGCTACCTACGCAACGCCGGTTCCCGACACCAGCCGCCCGGTCGCGCCCGCCGCGCCCAAGGCCCCCGCGGCTCCTACGCCTGCACACGCCGCCGGCGGTATGTTCCAGCCCATCTCGGCTACCGGCGCGCAACCGCAAGGCCCAGACCCGCAGGCCGCGCTGCTGGCGTCGCTGAACGAAGCAAAGCGGACGGGCCAAATCGGCACTGACGTTGTCGAACAACTTCGCCAGTTGGGCGGCCCGCAAGCCGGCCCCCGCGTCGATGCGTTCCTCGCGCAGAACAACATTAAGGTCGCGCCGGGCGGGATGCAAAGCGCCGTCTACCGTTCAGAAGGCGGCCCGCCGATGGCGCAGCAAGTAAATTACGACCCGAACGCCTTTGCGCCGCTGCGCGCTAAGTCGCCGATGGTGTCGCCCATGCCTGGGTCGGCCAGCGTGCCGCTTACCCGCGTTAGAGAAGAAGCGGCGGCAGGGCGTCAGACGCCTGCTGAAGCGGCTGCGGTCGCGTCGGCTACCGCAACGGCTACCAAGGCTGCGGAACTTAAAGCGGAACAAGCCAAGAAGTTGCCGGCCAAACGTCAGGTGTCTACGCTGCTGCAAAAAATTCGCAACGCATACGAGACGCTGAACACGGCGGAAGCTATCCCGTCATCGGAACGCGGCGCGTTTGCAAACGTGTTTGACTATCTGTCCACCACGGGCGCGGGGCGCGAAGTCCAGCGTGCGCTTGGAACCGCAGCTAACAAGCCGTTGAACGAGATCACCGGCGCGCGTAAGTTGCTGGCTACGGCGATCAAAAACGCCACTGGTATGTCCGCGCAGGAAATGAACTCAAACGTTGAACTGCAACTGACGCTGGACGCGCTGACCGATCCGACGCAGGGCTATGAAAGCGCCATCAGCCAGCTTGATACGCTGGAGCAACTGTACGGCGCCGGTGGCGCTCAAACGCCTGTTACGTCTGCCGGTCGCCAGACGCCTACCGTGCCAGTTCTAACGCCGGAACAAGTGCGCGCCGATCCTAGCATCAAGCGTTGGAAAACCACGGACGGAAGGATCATGACCCGGCCATGAAACAGAACGATCCTTACGCCGGGCTAGGCACTTACGAACAGGGCGGCGCAGACCCTTACGCGGGGCTGGGCACTGTTGAGAAGGCAATGCCGCGCACCAAAGCCCCGCGCACGGGTATGGACAAAGCTGAACAAATGGCCGGCGTTACATCCAACGCGCTGCTGCCCTACGCGACTGCTGCGAGTCTGGGTGCGCTGGCAGGCGCGCCTTTTGCCGGCGTCGGCGCTCCGGTGGGTGCTGCTGGCGGTGTGCTGGCATTGGGCCTCGGCGATCTTGGTACGAGCGTCTACAATCTGGCTACACCGTTGTTCGGTGGCCAGCGCGTCCCGCTGCCGTCTGAAGCCATGCAGCGGGGATACCAAAGCATTGGCGCAACCCGCGCACCGGAAACACCAGGCGAACAGGTGTACAGCGATATTCTGTCTGGTGCTGTTGGGGGTACCGGCCAAGCTATGGCTTCTCGAATCTTAGCCAGCAAAGCAACATCGCCCCAAGTCAAAAACTTCATGCGCGCTATGGGACAGAACATCCGCGGTCAGGCTGCGGCAGGGGCAGCCGCTGCGGGCGCACCGTCGATTGCGACGAACGTCTTTGACGTGACGAACCCGGCGGCGCTGCTGGGTCTGGGTCTGGCGGGCGGCGGCGCGGGGTTCAAGGCCGCTACGCCGAAGGCCAAAGCCATTCCTGCTGCCCAACTGAAAGGCAAAGCGACCAACCTGTATAAACAAATGGAAGCTGCGAACGTCAACATCGCGCCAACCGCAATGGCCGATCTGGAGTCCGCTGCGCTTTCAAAATTGCAAAGCCTGAAATACGATCCAGACACCGACACGCTTGTCAACAAAGCGTTGGATTTGTTTTCCAAAAAAGCCGGCAAACCCACATCATTTAATATGCTTAAACCCATATCGTTTGATATGCTGGAGAAGTTCAGGCGTTCGATCCGCGATCTTCCGTACAGCGAAGCAGGCGGCAAGAGCGGCACCGCTGAACAGCGTGCTATGGTTAAGGCGCTGGATGATGTCATCGACGACTTCATGAACAATCTGACGCCGGCGCAAACAACGTCGGGCGACCCCGCCGCGGCGGCTGCATTTCTTAATCAAGCCCGCAGCGTTCGATCAACGGCATACCAGACAGAAACGTTGGAAAACGCTTTTGACGCGGCCAACAGAACTTCTAGCCAAGCGGACAGCACGAAGTCGTTTTCGCGGGCGCTGCGGGACGAGTTTGGCCGCATAGCCAAGAACGACCGCAAGCTGTCAAAGTTTGATAAGCCAACGCAGGAACTGATTAAAAAGGTCGCCAACGGCACGGTCACGCAGAATGTGTTGGCGCAGTTGGGGCGCTTAGCCCCCAGCGCCCGCGTATTTGGTGGGCAACTTCCATTTGTGGGCATCGGCGCGTCGTACTCACCAGAATCCGCGATGGGGTTGTTGGCAACGCAAGCTGCTGGCGCTACCGCGCGAGGCGTTGCGAACAAGATGTCGCGCACCCAAGCGCAAAAAGCATTGGCCAGTGCCAGCGGCGTAAAGCCCGGCGGCCCAGGTTTCTATGTTCTGTCGCCTGTCGCGCAGCAGAACGTGATGGCGCAAGAACGCGCGCAACGCAACCAACGCTAACACAGACTTGATGAGGCGCTGACGTGACGACCATTGACCAGACCGAAGCGCGGCTGAACACGCATGAGGAGGTGTGCGCCTTGCGGTATGACGGCATCTGCGCGCGACTGAAACGTCTGGAGAACATTGGCGTTGGCGCGGCGG